AACAAGAATCATTCACAGCTCGTTACAACCACGAAACGGTTGAAATGGGATTTTCCATTACTGAAGAAGCAATGGAAGACAATCTGTATGATTCACTATCTGCTCGTTATACTAAAGCATTAGCTAGAGGTATGGCATATACAAAGCAGGTTAAAGCGGCATCTTTGCTTAATACAGGCTTTACTACATTCAACTCAGGGGACGGTGTAACTTTGTTTTCAACTAGTCACCCAACAGTTGAAGGTGGTTCAAACGCAAACCGTCCTGCGGTTGCGGCTGACTTGAACGAAACATCTTTAGAGCAAGCAGTTATTAATATTGCTGCGTTCACTGACGAACGTGGTCTATTAATTGCGGCACGTCCTCGTAAGTTGATCGTTCCGCCTGCATTGATGTTTGTTGCGACTCGCTTGTTGCAGACAGATCTTCGTGTCGGAACAGCAGATAATGATATCAACGCACTTAATACCAATGGCTCCATACCAGAAGGTTACCGTGTAAATCATTATCTAACTGATAACGATGCGTTCTTCTTAACCACAGATGTTCCAAATGGGATGAAGCACTTCGTGCGTACTCCAATGCAGACATCTATGGACGGAGACTTCGATACAGGAAACGTTCGCTACAAAGCGAGAGAGCGTTACTCTTTCGGTGTATCAGATCCATTAGGAATGTATGGATCTCCAGGTGCATAAGTTCAATTGAACTTTTACAGGGGCGGGTTTACTCGCCCCTTTCTTTTTTCGTAAGATATGTTATTGTTAATTTATCCCTGACAGCGGCATGATGCTGCTGACGTAACCCAAGACAGGAGATCAACATGGGTACTACAACTTTCTCAGGCCCGATTCGGGCAGGTAATATTAGAAATACAACGGGTACTGTCGTTGGAACAGACATAGCAAACGTTGGCTATGTTGTGATGACTCAACAACATGTAATGGACATTTCTGGCGGTGCTGTTGCAGCAGAAGCTACAAATGTAGTAATTCCCGCTAACTCAAAAATCGTAGACATAATTGTCGATTTAGAAGTAGCTGCTAACACCACAACAAATATTAGTGTTGGTGATACTGTAGGCGGTGCAGCAACTCTTGTTAATGCTGTTGCTTCTGGAACCACTGTAGGTATTAAGGCTTTAGGTGCTTCTGGTGGCGGTACACTTACATGGAAGAACACTGGTTCAGCCGATTTAAAACTAACAGCTACTTCAAGCGCAGGTACGAATGCGGGATCAGTTGTTATAACAGTAATGTATGCTCAGGCTTTTAATACTGCTGTTCAACCTTAATAGGAGATAGACATGGCAGGACAAGAGGTACGAGCTTTTAACGTTGCTCAGTCAGGTTTCTCAGCGGGTCTAGTCGGGCCTTCTCGCAGCAGGCTGCAAGGGGTTCTGGTATACTGCACTAACACAACTGCTTTCACGATTAAGAATGGATCTGCTACAGGAGATGTGCTTCTTGATCTTACAATGCCTGCGGGATGGAACGATGTGTTCCTTCCTAATGATGGTATACTGGCAGACAATGGTTGTTTTGTTTCTGCGTTGAGCGGATCTGGATCAGTGATAACTCTAATACTGGAGTAATTATGACTGTGAAGAAAAAGGGTGAAATGCCCAAACGCAACAAAAAGAATTTCCGTCCTACTAAATCTGGGGCGGGAATGACTAAAGCAGGTGTTGCAGCATATCGTAAAAAGAATCCAGGATCTAAGTTAAAGACTGCTGTTACTGGTAAAGTTAAGCCAGGAAGTAAAGCGGCTAATAGACGTAAGTCATTTTGTGCAAGATCAGCAGGGCAGATGAAACAGTTTCCTAAAGCAGCTAAAGATCCTAACAGTAGATTGAGACAAGCTAGAAAAAGATGGAAGTGTTAACATGGCAGAAACAATGTATAGGCCAAATTCAAATGATATTTATTCAAGATTAGAATTTATAAATAAAAAAATGGGCAGACCTAACATCAGTGGAAAAGAAATGAAGACCCTTAAAGTAAGAGAGCAAAATCTTCTTGAGATGTTACAAGAGGGTATGGAAGAGTTTAAAGAGGGCGGAAAAGTAATTAGAAAAAAAACAGGTGGTCGTGTTAGGGGAGATGGCATCGCTATCAGGGGCAAAACCAAAGGCACAATGCGGTGACGATCTCTCGTGCTCAGATGAGAAGTCAATTGAAAGGTAATAGAGTGAAATTAGATAAAGCAGGATTTGATCCAACTGGTGATGACGCTAAAGACCTTGGCATAATTCGTATGGGCAAAGGTGGAAAGACTGAGAGTAAAGTTAATGAGGCAGGTAACTATACTCAGCCTACAAAAAGAAAGCGTATATTTAATAGAATAAAAGCAGGTGGTAAGGGCGGAGCACCTGGACAATGGTCTGCTAGAAAAGCTCAGATGCTTGCTAAAGCTTACAAAAAAGCAGGGGGAGGTTACAAAGATTGATGGCACTTACTAATAAAAATAGAAGGAAAGTAAAAAAAGTCGTAAAGGGTTTAAACAAAGCTTCAAAGACACACGCTAGTCAGGCTAAAACTTTAAAAGGTATAATAAGAAATGGCTCTAAAAAAGTCTCAAAAAAGCCTTAAATCTTGGACTAAACAGAAGTGGCGAACTAAAAGTGGCAAGCCTTCTACCCAAGGCGGTAATGCTACTGGCGAACGCTACCTCCCTTCTTCGGCTATTAAGTCTCTTAGCTCTTCTGAGTATGCAGCCACATCAAGAGCAAAGCGAGCAGGCAAGGCTTCAGGCAAGCAGTATGTGGCTCAACCTAAAAAAATTGCAAAGAAAACGAAACGATACAGAAGTGTAGTTACATAGGAAACCATCATGGCAGTAGTAACACCAGATCTAGCAGAGTTATTTGAAGAAGCTTATGAGCGAGCAGGTCTTGAGATGCGTTCAGGCTATGATCTTAAAACGGCTCGTAGGAGCCTTAACATTTTAACATTGGAGTGGCAAAACCGTGGGCTTAATCTCTTCACTATTGAATCTAATACTCTATCCATTACGGCAGGTACTGCGACTTATACGCTACCTTCGGACACGATTGACATCCTCGAACACCAAATCCGAACAGGTACAGGTACAAATCAAACCGATACCACCATCCAAAGGATCAGTGTCGCAACCTACGCCCAACAAACCAACAAAGAAACGCAAGGTAGGCCGACCCAGATCTACGTCCAAAGGCTCCCAACGGAAACAAAAATAACCTTATGGCCTGTACCAGACAGCACAACGACATACACCTTATCGTACTTTAGACTCAAAGGTATAGACGGTCTGACTTCTGGTATAGGTTCTTCAGTGACATCTGTACCACCACGCTTTGTGCCTGCGTTAGTTTCTGGACTAGCTTATTATATAGCTATGAAAAGACCAGAGGCTGCTTCTAGAACAGCAGCCCTAAAGCAAGAGTATGAATTTCAGTTTCAACTTGCAGCAGGTGAAGATGAGGAAACAGCGTCAATCAAGTTCGTTCCTTTTGATACCTTTATGGGTGGATAATGAGTTACGCAAAAGCTAAATATGCCTTTGGTTTCTGTGATAAGACAGGGTTTAGATACCCTTTAAAAGATCTTGTTCCTGAATATAACAATGGAGTTAAGACTGGATTTCTTGTTGGGAGAGATGTTGTTGATCCCGATCAGCCACAAAACTTTCTTGGTAGGTTAAAGATAAACGATCCTCAGTCCTTGCGTGATCCAAGACCTGATAGGGCTTTGTTGGAAAGCAGAGCTTTGTATGGGTTTAATCCTGTAGGAAGTCAGGGAACTCTTATGACTGCATCAGTTGGCAGGGTGTCTGTTACTACAACAGAAGTGGAAGCAGTGACTGGAGTATCTGCTACAGGTGGTGTTGGATCTGTCACAGTTAGCACAACAACAGGAAACGTGTCTGTCAGTGTTACGGGACTAGCAGGTACAGGCGCAGTAGGTTCTGTAGCTAATGTCATAGCTGATACGTTTACTGTTACAGTTTCCAATCCTGGATCGGGAAATAGATATTACATTGATAGTGTTTTACAAGCAACACTCACTCTTTCTGAGGGCCAAACGTATGTGTTTAATTGGTCAGCAGCAACAAGTCATCCTTTGCGATTCTCTACCACTTCAGATGGAACACACACTGGTGGCGGGTCTGAATACACAACGGGAGTTGTAAAAGATGATAGTGCGTATACTACTACTATTACAGTTGCAGCAAGCGCACCTACTCTTTACTACTATTGCCAATATCATAGCGGTATGGGCGGTCAACTTAACACAACTTAGGAGATTAAAATGGCTATGAAGAAAAAAGGTTACAAAAAAGGCGGCGCTGTTAAAAAGATGGGCGGCGGCAGAATGATGAAAAAACCTGTTGCTATGAAAAAAGGCAGCAAGATAAAGAAAAAGACAATGGCTAAAGGCGGCGCTGTTAAAAAGATGGGCGGCGGCAGAATGATGAAGAAAAAGACAATGGCTAAAGGTGGCAAAACACGTAGATAATGCCTTACTTACAGAGCAACATACCACACTTTAAATGTTGGGTTCGTCGTGAATACACTCACAATCACGAGCAGTATCACGGCGAATTTCTTCATGCTATGGCAATAGCCGTAACAACCATGCCAAACAGATGTTTAAGCTTTCAAATTATCTTTACAGGTTGCGAAGCTGATGATGAGGGCGACGAAAACGTACATGGCGGTGCAATGTGGGCTAGAATGCCTATAACTGCATTGGTTGCAGATGAACCACTTGAAGAGTGGCCTGAACCTATGGAAGTACACGATGCACAACCTTGGGATTGTTCATCCCATACACACGCGGTGTATGTTCTTGACAGAGCTACACCATGCCCTTGGTTAGCCAAAATAGACGGGGATATGTATCCCGCAAAATACTTGTTTACCGTTGACTATTCAGAAAACGAAATAGCTGACGACCCTGCACAACACAAGCAAAGTCATGTTATGCAATTACTAGATGCAGGTAAATGGACAGGCAACGTTGTTGCACTCCCTAATAATCGTGTTCGAGTAACACATCCTGCTTGGTTTGAAACTGGACAAGGCGCACCT